AAGGACCTCAACCTCAAGGCTTGAATGTTGAGTATAATACTGTTAAGACTATAAAATTGGAGAAAATTAATGGCAGACATCGACAAAGCACTTCCAAACGAAGTTAAAAAATCTATTGAGATAGAGGGGCAAGAAAAAGCTCAAGAAGAAAATATTGAATTACAAGAAACATTACCTGAACAAGGTGATACTGAAATTACTCCTACAGAAGATGGTGGAGTAGAAATCAATTTTGAGCCAGGAGCCTTTAACCAAGCACAAAGTCAAAATCATTATGATAATTTGGCTGAATTACTACCAGAGGAAATCTTATCGCCTCTTGGTTCAGAACTTTTTGCAAACTACACAGACTATAAATCTTCAAGAAGAGATTGGGAAAGAGCCTACACTCAAGGTTTAGATTTATTAGGATTTAAATACGAACAAAAATCAGAACCCTTTCAAGGAGCTTCGGGGGCCACGCACCCTGTACTAGCGGAAGCAGTCACTCAATTCCAAGCCTTGGCTTATAAAGAATTGCTCCCGGCCCAAGGACCTGTAAGAACTCAAATTATCGGTGCAACAACACCACAAAAAGAACAACAGTCGGAACGTGTTAAAGAATTCATGAATTATCAGCTTATGGATCAAATGAAAGAATACGAAGCTGACTTTGATCAAATGTTATTTTATTTACCTTTAGCAGGTTCATCATTTAAAAAAGTTTACTATGATGAATTATTAGGACGAGCTGTTTCTAAGTTCGTGCCTGCAGATGATTTAATCGTTCCGTACTCAGCTACCTCATTAGAAGATGCGGAATCGATTATTCATAGAGTTAAGATGTCTGAAAACGAATTAAGAAAACAACAAGTAACAGGTTTTTATAGAGATATAGAATTAACACCTGGTTACGATAATGAATCTGATTTAGATAAAAAAGAAAATGAATTAGAAGGAATAAGAAAAAGTAAAAACGAAGATGTCTTTTCATTACTAGAATGTCATGTTAATCTTGATCTTGAGGGTTTTGAAGACCGAAGTCCCGAAGGGGAACCTACTGGAATTAAACTTCCTTATATTGTAACGGTTGAAGAAAACTCTCGTTCGATATTGTCAATAAGAAGAAACTACGAAGTCGGAGATGAAAAAAGAACTAAGATCTCATACTTTGTACATTTTAAATTTTTACCTGGCCTAGGCTTTTATGGTTTTGGTTTAATACATATGATCGGTGGACTGTCTAGAACAGCAACCGCTGCCTTAAGATCTTTATTAGATGCAGGAACTTTATCTAACTTACCTGCAGGATTTAAACAAAGAGGAATTAGAATTAGAGATGATGCTCAAAGTATTCAACCTGGTGAATTTAGAGATGTAGATGCACCTGGTGGAAACATAAGAGATTCTTTTATGACTCTTCCTTTTAAAGAGCCTTCTCAAACTTTATTACAGCTTATGGGTGTCGTGGTACAAGCAGGTCAACGATTCGCTTCAATAGCAGACTTGCAAGTAGGTGAGGGAAATCAGCAAGCGGCAGTGGGCACGACAGTTGCGCTTCTTGAAAGAGGATCGAGAACAATGTCAGCGATCCATAAAAGACTTTACTCTTCTCTTAAAAATGAATTTAGATTATTGGCTAGAGTATTTAAATTATACTTGCCACAAGAATACCCATACGATGTTGTGGGTGGTCAAAGAATGGTTAAACAATCTGACTTTGATGATAAAATCGATATTGTTCCAGTTGCAGATCCAAATATTTTCTCACAGACACAGCGTATTTCCCTCGCTCAGACGGAACTGCAATTGGCGCAATCCAATCCTCAAATACATAATCTATATCAAGCGTATAGAAATATGTATGAAGCATTGGGTGTGAAAAATGTAGACTTAGTTTTAAAGAAACCACCTCAACCGATGCCTAAAGATCCAGCGTTAGAACATATTGACGCTTTATCTGGAATTCCTTACCAAGCATTTAAAGGTCAAGATCATAGAGCACATATAACTGCTCACTTAAATTTTATGGCAACGAATATTGCAAAAAATAATCCTGTTGTTGGTGCTTCATTACAGAAAAATATCTTTGAACATATTTCTTTGATGGCTTTAGAACAAGTTGAGTTAGAATTCCAAAAAGAAATTCAACAATTACAAGCTATTCAACAAAATCCTCAAGCAATGCAGAACCCACAAATGCAACAAATGGTTATGGCATTAAATATGAAGATTGAATCTAGAAAAGCTGTGCTAATTGCAGAGATGACAGATGAATTTATGAAGGAAGAACAAAAAATTAATGGTAATTTTGGTAATGATCCTATTGCTAAACTAAAATCTAGAGAGTTAGACATAAGAGCACAAGAAAACCAGCGTAGAAGAGAGCAAGATGAAGACAGAATTAGTCTTGATAAGATGAAAGCAATGATGAATCAGATGAACTTTGAAGAAAAGCTAGAACAAACAGAAGATTTAGCTGAATTAAGAGCAGCAACATCGATTGCAAAACAAGAAATGAGTCAAAGGAATAAAAAAATATAGAAAAACCCTTAAAAAAAGGTTAAGACAATTAAAAACGGAGATATTATGAAAAAAACTAAAAAAGAAGCTAAGTCTCAAATGGAAATTGGAGCACCAGAAGGTGGAAAAGTAATCCAAACTCCAAAAGCTGACGAAGCTCAAACAGTTGAAGTTAGAGGCACAAAAAGAATGTTAGCTTCTAAAAGCAAAAAAGCTACTTGGTGTTAATTTATGTGGTTCTCGGCAATTAAATTAGCCGTTTCTGCTGGTAGTAAAATTTATGCTAACCGTCAGAAGACGAAGATGGCAATGTCTGATGCACAATTAATGCATGCAGAAAAAATGGCTCGTGGTGACGAAGCTTACCAAGGTAAATTATTAGAAGCTAGGCAATCCGACTGGAAAGATGAGGCCGTCCTTATAATCTTGTCAACTCCAATAGCTGTTCTAGCTTGGGCAGTGATATCGGACGACCCAACTGCGATGGACAAAGTAAAATTGTTCTTCGAAATGTTTTCAGAGCTTCCAAAATGGTTTACAAATTTATGGATTCTTGTTGTAGCAAGTATTTATGGTATAAAGGGAACTCAAATATTTAAAGGAGGAAAAAAATGAAACCAAAAAAGAAAATACCTGCCGGTAAAAAAGGCAAAGGAATAAGAGCATTAAAAAAGAAAGCCCCTAAAGTTGCAAAAAGAATGGGCTACAAAAAAGGAATGAGAGCATGCTAAGTATTTGGACTTGGGTTAAAAGTTTGTTTACTAAAAAACAAGAAATAAAAACATTAGTATCTCATTGCAATAGACATTTAAGGTTTATAAAAAATTGTCCTGAGTGTAAGGTGGCTGTTTATGGCTAAACTTTGTCCTAGAGGTAAAGCAGCAGCAAAAAGAAAGTTTAAAGTTTATCCTTCTGCGTACGCTAATATGTATGCATCAGCTGTATGTTCAGGTAAAGTTACACCTGGTGGCAAAAAGAAAAAGAAGAAAATTAAAAAGAGAAGATAATGGGCTTAAGAAAATGGGTGAACGAGAAATGGGTAGACATTGGAGCTCCGAAGAAGAACGGAAAGTATCAACCTTGCGGAAGATCGAAGGGGAGCAAAAGAAAATATCCGAAATGCGTACCACTTGCAAAAGCCACACGGATGACAAAAGGTCAAAAGGCATCTGCTGTCAAACGAAAAAGAGCAGCCGGTAATACAGGACCAAAACCAAAAAACGTTAGAACATTTGCTAGTGCTGGTGGTTATATTGGTCCAGCAATTAATTCTACATACGCAGGTAAAAAATTAAATAACCCATCGTATTCAAAATATTATAAAGGAATGATTTAATGAGAAGAGACTTTGCAAAAGGTACTCCTATTCCTAGAACTAAAAAGAACTACAGATCTACAAAATCTGGAGCAGGCATGACTAAGAAGGGTGTCGCTGCCTATAGAAGAGCAAATCCCGGAAGTAAACTAAAAACAGCTGTGACAGGAAAAGTGAAGCCTGGATCGAAAGCTGCAAATCGCAGAAAATCATACTGCGCTAGATCACTAGGACAATTAAAAAGGTCATCTGCAAAAACTCGAAACGATCCAAATTCACGTATCCGTCAGGCACGGAGACGTTGGAAATGTTAAAAGCACTTAAAAAAAGATACGAAGCACAAATAGCAGAATCAGAAGCAACATTAGAAATTTATTTATCTAATTCAGTAGGTATTGGAGAACATCCACAACATATTGATGAGATGGATAAACTATTTGATAAGATATCAACTGCTAGAGAAAAATTGAAAGAGGTAGAAAAATGGATGATCTAATAATCGTAAATAAAATACAAAAGTATTTAAAAGAAGAATATCAACAAATCGGTGATTCAATGATTGCTGGTACTGTTGACAATATGGAAAAATACAAGTACATGATGGGACAGGCACATGCCTACTATAAAACAAGTCAGGAAATCTCTAACCTGCTAGAACCTAAGGAGCAAAAAAATGAGCAAGACAGAAATATTA